CCACATTGAAAATACAATACACCACATCCATGCAAGAACCTGTAGAACCATGTGTCTTGTATTAGTGTCTGGGATATGTCTTAGTGGATTCCTATCGGCATTCATAACACCGTTCCAACTGTCGTATACAAATTCTCTCATATCTATTACCTTTTCCATCGTTGTCTTTATTGGATAGTGTGCATCCACATTATCCTTGAAATCTATAGCATCATATAAATCAGTAAAGTATCTTACTACCTTCTGATTCTTAAAATACCCTGTTACTCTGAACACTGTTCTTTACCGGCACATTCTGCTGGGAAGCAATGTCCTCTCATAAAATAGTATTCATTTTCGTATGATGGATTCCACATATTTTCATCCATCAATTTTTCGCATTGTGCTTCAGTGAATGGTTGTTGCAATGCAACCTGTCCTATGTAATTCTCTGTACCAGCACCATCAATGCCCCACATTGACATCACAAAAATAAATTCTTTCATAGTCTATTCCTCATAATAATTTAGTGTAACTTTTCTGTTCCTAGGCAAGTTACCAGCCCGACAGCATTATGCCGCTAGGGCGTAATCTGAAGGTGCGAAATTATCGTTTGCACTTACGAGTTTTGACCTATTACGCAGTCAACCGACAATTCTACTCGCCTCTATCTCCGTCAGTCGATCCTAGTTCGCCCCCATCATAAACACACCAATTATATTTAACCCAATATTCTTTCCATCTATCACCCCAAACTTTTTTGTAGGCCTCGATGATGTGTTTATGGTGGAGGCGAGGGGTACTGCCCCCCTGTCCTGTCCGATCTTCGATTTGTATCATCAAATTGTACTTTATTTATACCACACCAACCCTTTGTTGTCAAGTAGCAATCTCATTTTTTGGTACACCCAATGCAATATTACCCTTTCCAGAACCTAATACGCAGGCTTGGTCTTCACTAACAAACTCAATCAGTGTCCATGTTTCTGTTTCTGGATTCAAAGAAATAACAAATCTGGATGGTGTTCTCATACCATTAGGGAAAGCAGTTTCGCCATCCATAACAATAGTTGGTACTTCACCATACCTTTTAGTCATTGCAACCAAATCATCCATAGAACTACACTGAATAGGTTTAGATGCCCAGTATGTGTAAGGCATCTGTGGTTCTTGTGGTTCTTCTTTATTTTCCTGTGCTAATGCAACTCCACTAAACAGGAGCGCCGATAACGTCAGGGCCTTCGTCAAGTTTTTCATTTTCCTCTTCCCATTCTGAGACAAACTGCTCGATGGTTTCTACGAGAAGTGGCAGATATTCGTGCTTCTTCTTTACAAACTCTTGAACTGTTCCATCTTCGGTTACTACAAGAATCACTATCTGTTCGATTGGATTACCTGTACGTTCCTCAAACATTTCTGCATACGCAGAGGCTTGAATGTAGTAGTCCAAATTCCAATCGTCATTACGTTCAGATTTTGATGTCTTGAAGTCGATAATAGAGGGTACTCCATTGTACTCTGCAATGCAGTCTACTCTACCGGCGACCTTGTATTTATCACTCCAAAGTCCACATTCTTGAGCAAATATATTATTTATTTTTGCTTCGAGAACAGGTCGGAGTTGTTGGAACAAACACCAAGGAAGAAACTCACGATTATCTTTCACGACTTCTTGGTTATTAAGAAAGTCCTCACACATATGGTGAACCTTAGTTCCTCTATGTGCAGCTGTCCTTGAAATATAGTTCGCAACATCGTTACCTACTTTTTTACGCCATTCAGACAATCCCTCTCTCTTACGAACCTGTAGTACAGTTGTGATTGAAGGAAAAATACCCCCATCAGGGGTTAGGTAAAATCGTTTTCGATTTACGTTTTTGGTTGATACTTCTGGAATATCAACAGGGTTGTGTGTAAACATAATATAATCACCTCATAGTTTTATAACATTATATACGAATAAGAAAGAATGTCAATAGATTTATCTAGATACTTGTCTAAAGTAATCTCTACCATTTACTTTGATAAAAGGTTTATTTGTTTCTTTCTTGTTTGGATTTGGAATTGTCACTACAACATTCTTGTTTGCTTTATACGCAGTTAATTGGTTAATGAGTCTTTCCATACCATCACTTGCAATATAATCTCTACGGGCCGCATTAGTTATCTTCTTTGAAACACTTCTGCGTTCACCCTTTGATACCTGTTTGGTTCTTTGTCTTTTCTTACCCATTACATAATCCCATCATCATCGCCTTGTTCTTGTTTAATCTTACTAATAAGATATTCTTTCACCATACCAGAACGAACAATATCACCTAATGTAAATTCAATATTTGCAAAAGATTTCATTCCCCTGATTATTTTCATAAAATGATGCAACCCTTCTCTGTCAACATTTTTTAGTAAGTCTGACTGAAAAACATCACCACAGAACATAATCTTTGAATCCATACCTACACGAGTAATGATTGTATCTAGTTCATGGAAGTTCAAGTTCTGAGCCTCATCGACTATAATGATTGCATTGTCAAGTGTAATACCTCTCAAGAATGAAGTTGTAAGGAACATCAACGAACCTTGATTCTTCAGTCTATCATATAGAATATTAAATGACTGTTCGTTAGGTTGTTCAAACATAAACTTTACCATGTTCTGATAAGGAACTTGGAACAGGGCTGTCTTATCTTCCTCATCGCCTGGCAAGAAACCAATCTCACGAGTTGGAACTGCACTACGAACCAAATACACACAATCGTATTTTGTTTCATTTTTCAGTACTTCTTGCAGTGCGAGATATAAAGTAATGAAGGTTTTACCTGTACCAGCCGCACCATACAAGAATAGATTTTTACCATTCTGATATTCTTGAAATGCACGTTTTTGATTATCAGTAGCCGCCTTTATGGATACCATCTGGTCAATACGAATATCTTTTGCCTTTGCCATTAATTATTTCTCCATCTTTTTCGATGCTTTTCTACTACTTGTTTAGTTTTTACATCCTTAATAGATTTCTTTGCATACCTATCTGCAAGTGGACTATCTGGATGTGCATCTGTAACTCTACTTAAAACTTCTTTCCAACCAGCATCAGTTTTACCGTCAATTGTACCTGTTGTTGAAACAATACCAAATGGTACTGGCACTTGTGAAATGTGAGGGTTTTTTTCTAAGAGTTCTTCTCTACGAGAGTTGCTGATAAAATCATCAAACTCCTCACCTGTCTCATTATTTCTGAATCTGTACGTTGGCATTATTTAATTTCTCTTCACTTAGTTCTTTGATCCTATTTAGTAGTCCATAATATGCCTCTGTCATATTCTTGAGGTCGCCCCTTAACATTTCATTTTCTGATTGTAATGCACCAATCTTTGCCCTTAAATTAGGCAACTCGTAATTCAGATTGTCCACCGTCATACCAATATGGCCTTTCTCTTTCTTTCCATGTTGCGAACCTACTCTTTGCAACATTGTAAAAATTACGATACGCTTGAACCGTATCACCCTCTACCATGCATTCTGGAAATGCAAGCATCGCCTGTGGAACTGGTGTATGCCCCATAAGACTAGATGGCATATTCTTAGGTGGGTTTTGTAACAACCACCAATAATCTTTTGAACCATGTTCCTTACCATACCTGTAAGTATATTCATCGCACAGTAGTCTATAATATGTATACATCATCATGTAGTTTTCTCTACACATACGAACCCATTTGTTTGTAGGATGATTAACATGGCCTGCAAGGAAAAGATGTTTGTTCATCTTTCTGTCTGGGTGTTTCCATCTTTTAATCCTACGTCCATTTGCAGTCTTGTCATAGTATTCAGTACCGTCTAAAACACGATGTGCCGTACAGAGCATTTGTTTGTACTCTGTCGGCATCTTCACAACGTGTTTATCACAGTGGTATTGAACTGACTTGAAAGGGTCTTCATCTAACCAAAATAAGTTCATTATCTACTCCCATCTGTAAAATATGTGATCTTCAATCTCAATAGTCTTTTTCTTAGTCTTTGCCCATGCTGGTAATACATAGTCTGCATGATAGTGTGTTGCACCTTCTGTAATATCCAGTATTTCAAATGTACCAGAAACAATACCCTCTGTCAATAGATAAATGTTATCATATGTTTCTTCATCATAAATCTTATCAGACTTGCCATCACAATACCAACTAAACTGGCACTTATGTCGAATAGGTATCATTTCACCTGTACCCTTCCAACTAGGACGATGTGGGCCTTGTTTGACAACTTCACAAATAGAGTTTGGAAACCTGTCATCGTTCACACGATTTATAGTTACTGAAATGACTGCCATTTGTCCAGCCAGTGGTTGATTTCTTGCCTCGTGATAAACATTCTCTGCGAGACAAGTTGCCTCTATCCTATTAAACTCATCCCATTTTCCTTGTGCCATGGGTACATCATCGCCCCATGCCGGAGTTGAGATAGTTAGGAAAGAGGCAATCATTGCTTCTATCATTGAGTTAGTATCTCCATATTAGTTAGTGATTCTTCTGAATCCATTTCATGTTGATTGTTCACAGACTCATCAAGTTCTTTCCAAGCCTTGGTTGAACGTATCTTCGATAAGAGCATTCTGTCTTTCCTAAGTCGGTTCATAATAATCTTATTCGCCTCCTTATCTGAATACTCCAATAGAACATATGCACGATACTGTGTACCGTTAGCAACCACAGAACTTTCAGAAACTTTGTAACCAGCAACATCTACATCTGCAATAATGTTTTTAGTTGCCTTCTCTACTTCTGATAGAATAGAAGTATCTGTTTCTTCTGAACCAATCTTTGCAA